GATTTACGAAACCGAAACTTCCGAGCGTTCGTTCGAAGAAGAAACCAAGCTGTCTGGTTTCTCTGCGGCTCCGGTGAAAAACGAAGGCCAAGCCATTGACTACGACAATGCGCAAGAAGCCTGGACTGCTCGTTACAACCACCAGACCATCGCCCTCGGGTTCTCGGTCACTGAAGAAGCGATTGAGGACAACCTGTACGACTCGCTGTCGTCCCGGTACACGAAGGCACTTGCTCGTGCGATGGCGTACACGAAGCAGGTCAAGGGTGCCTCGGTGCTCAACAATGCGTTCGCTGGTTCCGGCTACGATGGCGGCGACGGCAAGGCACTGTGCGCAACGGATCACCCGCTGGTGTCTGGCGGCACTAACAGCAACACGTTCTCGACCCAAGCTGACCTGAATGAAACGTCGCTGGAAGCAGCGGTGATTCAAATTGCGGGTTGGACGGACGAGCGTGGCCTGTTGATTGCTGCTAAGCCCCGGAAGCTGATTGTTCCCCCCGCCCTGATGTTCGTGGCGACCCGTCTGTTGGAAACTGAACTTCGTGTCGGTACTACCAACAACGACGTCAACGCGCTCAAGTCGATGGGTTCCATTCCGGAAGGTTATCGCGTCAATCACTTCTTGACCGATACCAACGCGTGGTTCCTTTGCACTGACGTGCCCAACGGTCTGAAGCACTTTGTCCGTACCCCGCTGCAAAATTCTATGGACGGAGACTTCGATACCGGTAACGTGCGTTACAAGAGCCGCGAGCGTTACTCGTTTGGCTGGTCTGACCCGTTGGGTATTTTTGGTTCCAGCGGTTCTAACTGATGTAGTTTAAGCAGCGCAAACGCCCCCTTCTGGGGGCGTTTGTTTTATTGCTATTGTTTTTGCTTCATGTTATAAGATCCTTGTACCTGGGGGTTTAATCATATCGACTGCCCCAGCAGACCTAGTAGGGACGATATGAGAAGTGCTACTACACGAAAGGGTTAATCATGGCGTTCTCCACGTTTGAAGGTCCGATTCGCGCGGGCACAGTCCGCGACGGTTCCCTGCGCAATACAGGTCTGGTCGTTCTTTCGCAATCCTACGATACGGGGGTTGTGACGGATGGCGTCGGAAACGTCGACGCACAGATGGGCATTCTCCCGCAGGGTGCTCAAATTGTGGATATCACGGTTGATCAAATTGTAGTCCCGGGGGGCTCATCCACGTCGACTATTTCGGTTGGGACGGCATCCGGCGGAGCCCAACTCATGGCCGCAGTTGTTACGACTGCTGGGGGTCGATTCCGTGGTACCGCTACGGCAGCTACGCAACTTGCGTGGCAGACTTCGACGAGCGCCGATACCTCTGTATATGTCCGCTACGCAGTTGGTACAGCGGCGGGAGTAGGGCGGGCGATTATTACGGTTAGCTACGTCCAACGCACTGCTGACGGCGCGCAAAATCCGGCGTCTGCATAATAGTTGATTCTCGGGGGCTTCGGCCCCTTGTACCTTTTTTGGAGAACAACTATGTCTATGCAAACTGACGTAAAGGCTAAATACCTCGCCGGTGATGGCATTATTTACGCTGGTCGAACCCGCCTAAAAGGGTTGACTGTTGCCGTTGCTACAGCGGGGGCGGCGCTCATTATCTACGATAATGCTTCCGCAGGTTCTGGGGATAAAGTAATCGAAGTAAGTACCGCGATTGCTGGTTCTTTTAGTGTGCTTATCCCCGGTCAAGGTATTCTCGCGCAAAACGGGCTGTATCTTGATATTAATGGCGCGGCAGGCGTTACCGCTTATTACGGGTAACGTGTCATGGCTAAATCTCCAGCATGGCAACGCAAAGAAGGCAAAAGTCCCTCTGGTGGTTTGAATGCCAAGGGGAGAGCTTCTTACAATCGGGCGAATCCAGGGAAGCCTGGGTTAAAGGCACCACAACCCAAAGGTGGTCCGCGTCGAGATTCTTTTTGTGCCCGGATGGAAGGGATGAAGAAGAAACTGACGAGCAAGAAGACTGCGAAGGATCCGAATAGCCGGATAAATAAAAGTCTTAGGGCGTGGAACTGCTAGTATGGCAATGACCCCCGACCACACGAAAGCCGTTGTCGACGTCACTTCTGTCTTCGCGGCTTTTGGCGCATTTTTCGAGTATTTACCCACCGTCGCTGCGCTATTCAGTCTTATCTGGACCGGCCTGCGAATTGTAGAAATGCTCACGGGCAAGTCGATTAACGCATTGCTAACAGGTAAACAAAATGGCTGAAGCAAAAAAACCCCAGGTAGCCCCGGAAGATCAAGAGCCCTCTTCTGAGAAGGCGGCGCAAATGCGTCAGCAAGTAGAAGAGTTTCGAAAAAAGCGAGCAGCTGAAAAAGCGCCGACGACTAAGACGGAGATGAGGAAGCTGTTTAAGAAGGGCGGGTTTGTCCGCGCCGCAGACGGCATCGCTCAACGCGGCAAGACCAAAGGGCGGATGATCTAATGAATAAAAAACTGCTTGGTTCTTTAAGCCCTGCTTACGGCATAGCCACCGGGCAAGGAATAATCGGGAAGCTCGCGGATAAGGGGCTGCTTGGGCTCGGGCCGCGTATGATAGCAAGTGGTGCCCAACGGGATAGGGAAGAGAGAAAAGCGCGGGCCGGAGCCCTCCCCTCGGTTGAGGTTCCTTCGGCGGGTATGAAAAAAGGAGGAGCGGTTAAGTCCGCTTCTAAACGCGCAGACGGCTGTGCACAGCGCGGCAAGACCAAAGGGCGGGTGATTTAATGCCATCCAAAACCCCCGAACAAGCCCGTTTAATGCGGGCCGTAGCAAACAACCCCAGCTTTGCTAAGAAGGTTGGTATTCCGCAATCGGTCGGGGAAAAATTTGCTTCGGCGGATAAGCGCAGCAAGAGTAGTACTAGGGCAAAAATTAACCGCCCAGACACTCGACACGGTAGTGTCGATATGCCGTACGCTTCACTTACTAAACACATTGGTAGAAAGGAAGGTGGTCCTGTGAAAGAGTCCAAGTCGATGATGAGAAAAGAAGTCGGTTTTATGAAGAAAGCCGGTGCACCGAAGTCGATGATCAAACACGAAATCGCTGAGATGAAGGGTAAGAAGTACGCCCGGGGCGGCGGCATTGAGCTTCGGGGAAAAACTAAAGGTACGATGGTTAAAATGAATCGTGGTGGACGAGTAGACTAGATGCGATCTTCCCGGGGTATGGGGGCGATAGCCCCCTCTAAAATGCCAAAACCACGTCGGGTCGTCAAACGCGACGGCCCGCAACCGGTTACGGTCTTTAGAAAGGGGGGTAAGAGCCGCGTCAACGAGGCAGCTAACTACACTAAACCCGGAATGCGCAAGGCATTATTTGAGGGCATTAAATCTCGGGCGGTGCAGGGTACCAAGGCGGGCCAATGGTCGGCTCGTAAAGCGCAGTTGCTAGCAAAGCAATACAAGGCTAAGGGCGGCAGGTACCGAGATTGAAAGCTCCTCAACAGAGCCTGAAGGCGTGGACAGCCCAGAAATGGCGCACAAAGTCCGGTAAGCCTTCCAGTAAAACCGGGGAGCGATATCTCCCGGAAGCTGCCATTAAGTCCCTCAGTTCTGCGGAGTACGCAGCAACCACCCGTGCTAAACGAGCAGGTAAGCAGGCAGGTAAGCAATTTGTCAAACAGCCGCAAGGCATCGCTAAAAAGACTGCGAGATTCCGGTAATGGTCGCGAAAACAACGGCAGCGGCAGATTTCAACCTCGACCTGAATTCCTTGGTCGAGGAAGCGTTTGAGCGTTGTGGTGCGGAGCTTCGTTCTGGCTACGACTTCCGTACGGCGCGTCGTTCTCTGAATCTATTAACCATCGAATGGGCGAACAGAGGGATCAATCTCTGGACGATTGAGCAAGGCTCTCAGGTGCTAACCTACAACGAGTCGACCTATGATATCCCGGTAGACACAATCGACTTGTTGGACCATGTCATTCGCACGGGTACGGGAACGAATCAGGTCGACATTAACATCTCCCGTATTTCGGTAAGTACCTACGCGACGATCCCCAACAAAAACGCCACTGGGCGTCCGATCCAAGTGTGGTTCCAGCGGGAGACGGGTGCGACGGATTCAACCAATACCGTGCAGTACCCCAAGATTCACGTTTGGCCGAAGCCCGATAATTCCCAGACCTACACATTCGTTTACTGGCGGTTGCGGCGGATATTGGATGCGGGCAATGGGGTTAACGGTCAAGATATTCCTTTCCGGTTTCTTCCCTGCATGGTGGCGGGTCTTGCGTATTACTTAAGCCAGAAGCTTCCTGGTGTGGATATAAACCGCCGTATGGAATTGAAGACCGACTACGAGCAGCAATTTGCTTTGGCGGCGGAGGAGGACCGTGAGAAAGCCCCTGTGCGATTTGTTCCTCGTCAGCAATTTATTGGTTTGTAGGCGGCGTAAATGCCGAATAGGTTTGCATCCGGTAAATTCGCAATCGCTGAATGCGACCGTTGCGGATTTCGCTATAAACTGACGCAGCTTAAAAATCTCGTCATCAAGACGAAGAATGTGAACATTATGGTCTGCCCAGCCTGTTGGGATCCAGACCAACCTCAATTACAGCTTGGTATGTACCCGGTGGATGACCCACAGGCGGTGCGTAATCCTCGTCCTGACACGAGCTATTACGAAGTGGGCAATGATGGCGCGGCAGGTAGCCGTGTGATACAGTGGGGGTGGAACCCTGTGGGCGGGGCTAGGGACGGGGGGCTTACTCCTGACGACCTACTCGCAATCGGCGTAATCGGAACTGTGACTGTAGTTGTACTTTAGGAGCTATACATGGACGCCAAAAAAGCAGTTAGGAAACACGAACAGAATATGCACCCGGGCAAGAAACCGACCTTCAAAAAAGGCGGCGTAACTTCGCTGGAAATGAAACAAGTAGGGCGTAATTTGGCTCGCGCCAAGAACCAAGGGAGCAAGTAATGAGCAAGATTAAGTCTGTCAAGGCTCCGTCGGTGGGGCTTGCCAAGAACCGCGAAACCATTAACCGCCTAAACATAGGTGCGGGGAACATCGCCAGCAAAGATTATCCTGGCCCAAAGACTACAGGTATTAAGATTAGGGGTACCGGTGCGGCAACCAAGGGGGTTACAGCGCGGGGTCCGATGGCTTGAGGTGAGGCATGAATTACTCACAGTTGGTTACTGCGATTGAGGACTATGTTGAGAGTACGGAAAGTACGTTCGTCTCCCAAATCCCTACGTTCGTACAGCTTGCGGAAGAGCGTGTCTACAATAGTGTTCAAATCCCGGCGATCCGCAAAAATCAAATCGGCAACCTTACTGCGACTAATAAGTATCTTAGTCTTCCTACGGATTGGCTGGCAACATTTTCGCTTGCAGTGGTCGACCCGGTAACTAATGCGCAGACGTTTTTGCTCGATAAAGATGTAAACTACATTCGTGAGGCTTACCCTGATCCTGATGACACCGGAGTGCCGCAGCATTATGCGCAGTTTGACTATAACACATTGATTCTAGGCCCAACTCCGGATCAGGGTTATGATGTCGAATTGCATTATTACTACTACCCCGCGTCTATTGTAACAGCGGGTACGTCATGGCTTGGGGATAACTTTGAAACCGTATTGCTCTACGGGGCTCTACGGGAAGCAGCACTTTTTCAGAAGCAAGAAGCGGATATCATTGCTAATTATGAAGCGAAATATCAAGAATCTCTTGCGTTGCTTAAGCAACTGGGTGATGGTAAGAATCGTCGTGATGCGTATCGTAGTGGGCAAGTTCGTATGCCGGTTACTTAGGAGGACGAATGTTTAGTGGGATGCCAACGATTGGGAGTGTAAATGTTGTAACGGTGGATAACCGGGGCTGGAATCCAGAAGAGCTTGCCGATCGTGCAGTAGATAAAATCATCGAAGTTGGGGATAGCAGCCACCCAATTATTGCGGAGCAAGCACGAGCGTTTCGCGAGCATATTCGGCATGTGTTGGTGCATTATCTCAAACAAGCTCAAACCTCTGAGCGAACTACAATTTGCGCAAAGTTGAGCGCACAAGGGCATGATGATTTGGCCCATATTATTAAGGAGTTATAAGAATGGCTATTACTCAAGCAATGTGCACGTCGTTTAAGGTTGATATCCTTAATGGGATTCACGCATTCGGTACGACAGTTGCGCGAGGCGGTACCACAGCGGATACGTTTAAGGTCGCGCTTTATACGTCTTCCGCAACGCTGGACGCAACTACTACCGCGTATTCGGCAACAAATGAGACATCCGGAACAGGATACACCGCAGGTGGGAATACGCTGACTGCTGTTGCTCCGACATCGTCTGGCACGACTGCGTTCACTGACTTTAATGATACTTCGTGGACTACTGCGACGATTACGGCGCGTGGGGCGTTGATTTATAACAATACTCAATCTGACAAAGCCGTCGCGGTTCTTGACTTTGGGTCAGACAAGTCATCGTCTAGTGGGACGTTTACGATCCAATTCCCCACTGCGGACGCATCTAATGCAATTATTCGTATCGCGTAGGATTTATTATGGCCGTATCACTCAAGCACAATTTTGTATCCGCTATTGCGGATGGGGGAGATACGAGCGTTGTTCGACCGTCGGATTGGAACGCCGAACATGATCTAACGATCGGTGCTGACAAATTGGTTGGTCGAACAACGGCGGGAACCGGGGCAGCGGAAGAGATTAGCGTGGGCTCCGGATTGTCGCTCTCTGCTGGTACGCTTGATGTCACTGTCCCGATAGAAGTAGTAGTGTCTCTCCCAGGTTCTCCTGATCCCAACACACTCTACGTTGTTACGGGCTAATAGCCATGAAAATCGACTTTGAATTCCAAACTCCCCACGGCAAATTTGCTGACGCTCTGCATCTTCCTGACGATCATGGATTGAGCGATGCCGAGATTCAAGCAATGAAGGAACAGCGTCGAGATAACTGGATTGCGGTTGTGACCGCGCCTCCTATTGAGCCAGACACCGTTGAGCTCGACGGTGTAACCTATGAGAAGGTCGAGATCGACGGCCAGACGGTTCTCAAGCCTGTAGGGGCGTAACATGGCTGACCGTTATTGGGTTGGTGGGTCGGGGTCTTGGAATAGCACCACGAAGTGGAGCACAACGTCAGGCGGTGCGTCTGGCGCGTCTGTTCCCACATCCTCTGACAACGCGATCTTCGACGCCAACTCAAGTGCAAGCCACTACACCGTCACGGTCACGGACAACGCCACCTGTGCTGACCTGACTTTTACGCCTGTCGCTGTGGATGGCGTCACGCAGTTTTCCGTAGGTTCGAACTTTGTCATTGCTGGCACGTTCTCGACAAGCGGCACTCAGGGCAATCGTCGTGCGTTGTTTCGTTCTTCAACCTACGGCCTAACCCGCGACATGCAGATCGCCACTATCGGCACTGTGACAGATGTGGACTTCCGAGATGTTCGTGTCACTGGGACTGGCGGGACGCTCACTGGCACTCGCATTGGCGACCATCGCGGCAATAGCGGCATTACGTTCTCGACGCCCAAGACGGTATATTGGGTAACTGCTGGGGGTGGCAACTGGTCTGCTGACAATTGGGCCACGTCATCTGGTGGCGCAGCATCGACAGATAACTTCCCGCTGGCTCAAGACACGGCTGTCATTGAAAACACGGGACTGAATACGTCTGCGACGGTGACGTTAGATGCCGCCATAGTTGATCTTTCTGGCATAGATATGTCTAGCAGAACAAATGCTATGACGATTTTAAACGCATCGGCCCCAAGAATTTATGGCGATTTAAAGGCGGGAAGCGGTGTAACATTTTCCTCATCAAATGCGCTTACTTTTTTTGGTCGTAATACGCAGACAATTACAAGTGCTGGCCGGACTATAGGCTGGGACATTTACGCGAACACTTTTGGCGGCACACTTGAACTTGCTGACGCGCTGAATATTGGCGCACGCACGCTTGGAGTTGACCACGGCACGTTTGACACCAAAGGCTACAACGTCACCGCTGGCGAACTGTCGTCCAGCAACAACAACGTCAGAACGATCAATCTGGGGTCGAGTACGGTTACGTTGAGTTCTGGAGGCGGTATAACTTTCACGACAACAAATAACCTTACTTTTAACGCTGGAACGTCCTCATTAATCCTAACAAACAGCTTTCCAGTTATTGGTGTCGGAACTAGCGCAACTTTTTACAATGTAACCGCAACAACAAGCACATCAACCACGGGTCTTTCAATAAAAGGGTCGAACACATTTAACAATTTAACCTGTACTGCACCGGCTTCTGCTGGGATTGTAAATCTAAAGTTAAATGGGGATCAAACCATCAATGGTACGCTTTCAGTTGCAGGCGCTTCTGCTGTTCGTCGTATTTTTATTCGGGCATCAGACTCTGCAAACAATCCAATTGTCGGCACAACTCGCACACTAACCGTCAACACCCTGTCCGCAGACGACTGCGATTTCCGCGACATCACGATTGCCGGTACTGCTGCCGGATCATCGCCTACCCGTGCTGGTGACTGCGGTGGCAACTCTGGCATCACGTTCCCTGCGCCCAAGACGGTGTATTGGAACCTTGCAGGGCCGCAGGCCTGGAGTGCTACTGCATGGGCAACGTCTTCTGGTGGAACGCCAGATATCAACAACTTCCCGTTGGCTCAGGACACCGCAGTGTTTGATAACACTGGAAGTGTGACGGGCACAATTACTTTTAATTCGTATTGGAACATCGGCACACTCGATATGTCGGCCCGCACGAGCGCCATGACGCTGAGTGGAAGCTCCACGCCAACGGTTTATGGAGATTGGGAATTTGGAACCGGTGTTACGTCAAGCAATACTGGCACGATTACATTCGCAGGTAGAAGCACTCCGACCATCACCAGCAACGGTGTGTTGTTTGGTTGTTCTGTCACCATCGACTGCGGCACAGGCACCGTGCAGCTTGCTGATGCGCTTGAGTTGAACTCTGCTCGCGGCCTGACGCTCACATCAGGCACCTTTGATGCTGTGACGTATAATGTGA